ACTTTTAGGTGATGATAGAAAATTACCTTACGGAACCTCGATGTTAGAGAAAGCACGTCGTATATGGAAACAATTAGTTTTGGCTGAAGATGCGATGTTAATTTATCGTACATCAAGGGCTCCTGAAAGAAGAATATTTAAAGTTTATGTTGGAAACATGGACGACAAAGATGTGGAGGCATACGTACAAAGAGTTGCTAACAAATTTAAAAGAGAACAAATCGTTGATAATAAAACAGGAAATGTAGATTTAAGATTTAACCAAATGGCCGTTGATCAAGATTATTTTGTTCCTGTACGTGACCAAGCAGCACCTGACCCAATTACAACACTTCCAGGTGGTACAAACTTATCAGAAATTGCCGATATTGAATATATCCAAAAGAAACTTGTAACCGCACTTAGAATACCGAAGGCTTATTTAGGGTTCGAAGAACCTGTGGGTGATGGTAAAAACTTATCTTTGTTAGATATTAGGTTTGCAAGAACAATCAACAAAATCCAAAAAAGTGTAATTGCAGAAATGAACAAAATTGCAATTATTCACTTATTTTTAATGGGGTTCGAAGATGAGTTAGAAAACTTTACTTTATTACTTAACAACCCATCAAAACAAGCAGATCTATTGATGATTGATGTTTGGAAAGAAAAGGTTTTATTATACAAAGATTTAGTTGCCGAAGTTCCAAAATCCATACAAGCAACCTCCGCAACCTGGGCTAAAAAACATATATTTGGTTTCTCTGATGAAGAAATTAAAGTTGATGTACAACAAATACGAATGGAAAGAGCGGTTTCTGCCGAATTAGACAACACGGCCACAATCATTACTCACACAGGTTTATTTGATAATGTTGATAAATTGTACGGAACAATTACGGGAGACACTAAACCGGCTGAAGGTGGTGAAGCACCTGAAGAAGGAGGAGGAGCCCCTCCACCACCTCCAGGACCAGCTCCTGAACCTGCACCAGGACCACCAATCCCTGAGAATGTAGAGGTAAATAAGAATCTTAAAATTTTAACAGAATCAAAAGAAGAAGAATTTTGGGATTTTGAAAAGGGAACTCAATCTTTTGGGGATCTAGATGAACAATTATCAAAACTTTTGGGTGACTAATTCGAAACAATCTATATTTATTAAAAAAACGAAAAAATGAAATTTGGTGAATTAAAATCTAAAATTGAAAAATGTCTAACTGAGTCTTATTCTAAGAATTCAGTTAAAAAAGATCTCTTTGTATTCAAAGAGTTGGTATTAAAAAATAAAAATGTTTCAAAATTATTTTATTTATACGATGAGTTGTCTTCAAAAAAAGGATTAAACGAAGAAGTTGCAAATGAATTTGTAAACCAATCAATAACAATTTATGAAAACACAATAAATAAAATTTCTAAAAATGATTTAAAAGAACTTTCTTCATGGGTTGGTCATATCAAAACAAATAACGAATATTCAAATATCGATGACTTATTTTTAGTTGGTTTGTTGAACTTAGAATCAAAAATAAAAAGTAAAAGAATTATAGTTGAAAACTTAAAGACAGAAGAAATCAAAAGAAATATTGAGGTTATCAACGTCCCTTTAAAATCTATGGCAAGTGTTGCAAATAAAACAATTAAATCTTATCTTTCCAATTTGAATGAAGGCGAACAAAAAGAAATTTTAAAAATTTTAAATACACCGAAAGAAAAATTGGTAGAACAATATAATAACACAAAACAACTTGTTTTGGAAAAATTAGAGAAACAAAAAGAATCAAGCGATTTAGAAACAAAAAGAACAATTGATGAGGTTGTTAATAAATTAATGAACGAAAATTGCGATGAGTTAAACTACTTCAAACTCAAAACTTTGTCTGAAGGTCTTTAAATATTGTTTTTGTATTTTTGGATGTGAATGGCTTTTTGAAGAACCTTTCTTTTTTTAACAGATTTCTTTTCAAATTCTTTTCTCTCAAACAAAATCTTACTTTGTTTTGTTCTTATAACTTTTCCCTTCAACTCCTTGAGAGCTCGTTCAATATTTCCTTTATTGTCTACTTTTACTACTAACATAATTTTGATTGGTTGATATAAATATAATAATTGATTAAAATTACTAAAAATAAACCTATGAAGTATGAAAAAATTACATGAAAAAAGGAAAAACTTGCAAAATCAATGGATTTCGTACATTTAAGTCACTTTATGGGACTATAGATTCACAAACATTAAAATCAATTTATTTAAATTTACAAACATGGGTAGAACCAAAAGAAGAAATAGAAAATTGGAATCGAGTAGTTTTGAACATGACAAGAAATGTTAAACATTCTGTTTACGAAAATTTAAACAAAGATTTATTCGACGACAAATTTATTGTCGATTTGGACCTAAGAACAAGTGGTCTACAATTAAAAAAGAAATCCTTTATGAATTTAGAAATAAATTTATATCTCACAGAACCCATGGATTTCAAATCTACAAAATTAAAAAAAGTTGTAAAAAATTTGATAAAAGAGATTTATGGGGACGTTTTCTCAAAAAATGAATACTTTAAATTTTACCTTACTAAAAATGGAAATCTTAAACTAATAAAAAAACAAACTGAAACTGTTTAGTATTTATAAATAAAATATTAGATGATCGATTTAAAAATATTAGGACCAAGAGATACAGGTCGTGGAATTCTTGTTGAGTACGACGCAGGATACATAGATCCAAATGAAAGAAGAAACTTATCGATGATTAGAGAAAATCGAGATATGTTAGACCATTCGAAACCATTTGAATTTTATGCGGTACTTCAAAAATACGATGTACCAAATAGAAATGGAAGAATATATCCTGAAAAGATATTAAAACGAGAGGCTGAAAATTATAAGAAAATGATTCAAAAAGGAACTGCTCTTTCTGAGTTAAATCACCCTGAGTCTTCTCTTATAGATCTAGATCGTGTATCACACGCAATTACAGATATTTGGTGGGAAGGACCTGTATTATTAGGTAAATTAAAATTACTTACATCACCTGGGTTTCATGAAAGAGGTATTGTATCAACAAAAGGTGACTTGGCAGCAAACTACCTACGTCAAGGAGTTACATTAGGTATTTCTTCTCGTGGCGTCGGATCTCTTAAAAAAGTCGGCGAACAAAATGAAGTTCAGGATGATTTTGAATTAATTTGTTTTGACTTGGTATCATCACCATCTACACCAGGGGCTTATTTGTTTTTGGATCCTGCGGACCGTGTTAACTTTGAAGAAAACCTCGATGAAGAAAAACAAAGACAAGTTGAGCGTCATGTTGGTGAAACTGGAAATGCATCTCTTGACTTAATGAAAAGATTGACCGATTATTTAGATAAATAATAAAAAAATGGATGAAAAGTATTTTATAGCAAAAATTAGTACTGACATGGTAGATAGTGAGTCAGGAAAGATAAAAAAAAAGAGAGAAGAAAAATTAGTTATAGGTTATTCACCAACAGATGTTGAAGCCAAAGTAACTAAAGTTTTTGAAAATTACTCAATGGATTGGAGAATCACGGCAATTATTGAATCAAAAATTGATGAGGTAATTGAGTAATATTTTTATTGGTTAATTTAAAAATAGGGGACAAATAGTTGTCCCTTTTTTTATGCCTTTTAATTTTTTTTTTGTTGAGAGGGGTAAAATAATAACTTTTTTTAAAAAACTTAATATTTATTTGAAAACCTAATAGAAAAAGAATGCAAAAAAACAAAAACGTAGTTGAAGATGCTTTGTTTCAAATTAAAAATTTGGAAGAGGCTATTCAAGAAAATGCAAAAGGAATACTTCATTCTACAATGAAAGAAGAAATCAAGCAATTGGTAAAAGAATCTCTGAACGAACAAGATGACGATGAGGTTGAAACAGTTTCAGGTGACGAAACAATCAGTACAGGAGAGGAAGGTGATGATGAAATGTTAGATGACGAAGATTCATTAGAAGATGTGTCAGCAAATTTACAAATGGGTGATGAGGGTGACATTGATGATGAAGAAGTAATTAATATGACAAAAGCGCCAGATTCTGAGGTCTTAAGAGTTTTCAAGGCTATGGGACCGGATGACGGTATAATCGTACAAAAAGAAGATGATATGATAAACATAAAAGATGGTGATAACGAATACATGATCAAATTAGCAGAAGGTGAAGAAATGTCCTTCATGGACAAATTCAAAGAGTTAGACTCAGAAGAAATAGGTGAAGATTCTTCATTTGAAAATGATTCAAAAAAAATTTACGAAATTGAAGTTGGATCTGATGATGACGATGATGGAGATGACTTTAACATGTTCGACGATGATGATGACGATGATGACGATGAAAATGAATATTTTTTAGAAAACGCATCGGTTGATGAATTTAGAGGAGCTAAACATAATCAGAAACAAAATACTGAAATGAGTGAAGACGATGAAAGAACATACGAAATCGAATTTTCTGATGAAGATGATGAAGATGATGAAGATGATGATGAAGATTCTCAATTTTCTTTTGATGAAACAATGGAAGGTATGTCTGACGAAGACGACTTCAATTATCCAGAGGAAGATGATGATGATGATGATTTTACTTCATTGGATGATGCGATCATGGAAGCTATCAAAAAATCTGCAAAACCTAAAGGTGTGGGAATCGGAAGTGGACCTAAATTCAAGTATGGTAAGACAACAGACTATCCAACCAAAAAACAAAAATCTGCTTTTGGTAATGATAGTGTAAAAGCTAAAGGAACTGGCAAAGCCAAATTCGAATACGATGAAGAAGTGAACATGGACGGTTACTCAGAAAAAAAACCTAAAAGAAGTGTTAAAAAGGTAGAAACTAAAGAAGCGTCAAGAACTTTAGGGGCTGGTAGATACTGGGGAAAACCAGG